TAGTAATTGCCGGCGGTGAGTTAGACGTTGATACTTTTATCGTGCAGACCCAGGGCGTTGAGCAGCGTGCAGTTCACGAAGCTATGAAAGTACGCGCTTTATCTCTAGCTTGGACTAATAAGTTTATTAACGGCGACAACAGTACTGACCCTCGTGAATTTGATGGTTTAGAAAAACGTGTTGTTGGTAACCAAGTGATTAGCGCCGGTACTACCGCTAACGGAGCAGCTTTATCTTTAGCTAAACTAGACGAAGCGATTGACCAAGTAGAGAACCCAACGCATCTTATTATGAACAAAGCACTTGCACGTAGACTATCCGCAGCTGCACGTTTATCTACGGTTGGTGGCTATGTGACTTATGCACCAGACGCTTTTGGTCAAAGAATCATGAGATACAATGACTTACCTATCCTAACTGTTGATTTAGACAATGCTGGTGCCGCTATTTTAGGTTTTGATGAAGCAGCTAGTTCTGGTACTGCTACAGCTACTTCAATTTATGTTGTAAGCATGGGTGCCGGCGGCTTAACTGGTATTCAAAACGGTGGAATTGATGTGCGCGATTTAGGCGAACTTCAAGCTGAACCTAAATACAGAACTAGGGTTGAGTGGTTCAATGGCATCGCAATTTACAACGGACGTGCAGTTTCTCGCCTGAAGTTCATCGGTGACTTAGCAATCGTAGCATAATCTAATATTATAGAGGAATATATAAAATGGCAAAATACAGACACCAGGTTATTTACGATGACTTGTTAGAATTGAAAGCGGCTGGGTTAGTAGCGGCTTCAGAAGCGGGGTCTCTAGTATTAGACCTAGGCGATGCGTTCATGAGTGGTTATCTTGTGATTGATGTTACTGCTCTTGAAGTAGCGACCGGGGATGAGATATATACAATTATGCTAGAAGGTTCTAATGTTGCAGCTTTAGCTACAGGCTCAGTCGTTGTAGCAGTTGCGCCTCCCATGGGCAACTCTGCAGCGCCAGCTGATGCGGACACTGCGGTCGGTCGTTTCGTTGTGCCGTTCACTAATGAACAAAATGGCGAGACTTATCGTTACATGCGCATATACACATTAGTTGTGGGGACTATCGCGACAGGTATTAACTACTCTGCTTTTCTCACTATACAGCCTTAAAACTTAAAAGGGGTGAAAGCCCCTTTTTACACATACATTAAGATAGAGGATTTATCATGGCAGAGACTTTAACAGCAAGTATAAAGCTAATACTGACTGCGGCATTAGCAGGCAACACAGATTTAGGAGTTAACGAGTACAATCTTCCTTTTTCTAGAACGCTGGCTTTCGCTAACGGGGATGCTCTTGACAAAGCTAATCAAATTTGGTCGGATACAATCACAATCGCAGCTTCAACAACTTTAGATATAGACTTAGCTGGCGGCGTGATTAACGCGCTAGGCTCCACGCTAACGTTTACTAAAATTAAAGCAATTATGGTTTCAGCAAGAACAGCTAATACAAACAATGTTGTGATCGGCGGCGATTCTAATGGGCTTGTAAACTGGGTAGGTGCAGCTAACGATTTAGTTAATGTGCGTCCAGGTGGCTTATTTCTTATAGCAGCCCCAGATTTAACAGGGTATGCAGTAACAGCGGGTACCGGCGATGTTTTACAAATTGCGAACAGCGGTGCGGGCACATCAGTAGTTTTTGATTTAGTCGTGATCGGAGTTGCATAATGGCACTCGTAGTTGAAGATGGTTCAAAAGTTACAGGAGCTAATAGCTATAATACAGAAGCTGAGATAGTCGCATATGCGGCTATGTTCGGCGTTACTGTAACAACAGCTGATGCTGAAAAGTATGTGCTTAGAAATCGTAGTTATTTTGATTCGCAGAATTACCAAGGTACTCAGGTATCATATGGAGTTCAAGCACTGCCTTTCCCGCGAAACTATGTTTACTTAGAAAACAATCTATTAGCATATACTGCGATACCCGCGCTACTTAAGAAAGCAGAAGCGGAAGGCGCATTGTTGTTAGCGCAAGGCTATGATTTACAAGGAACTGTTACAACTGCTAATTATATTAAAGAGAAATCTTTTGCATCTTTTAAGAAAGTCTATAGTGATAATGCAGTTGATACAAACATATATCCCCGATTGAATGCATTACTAGACCCGTTATTAGAAGAAAACCACGGCGCACATTTTAGAGTAGATAGAAGCTATGGGTAACGAATGGCTTGACTTAGCGGGTGAGCTTTTAGCTGAGTACGGCAGAGCTACTTCTATGACTTTCACTAGAGCTCAATACGGTGAGCAAGACACTGATACTTTATCGCGAGCAGTCTTAACCCCCCTAACATACACGTGCTTAGGCGCGCCAATTGATTTTAATGTTCGAGAAATAAATAATAACACAATCACAACGGGACAAAAGATGTTGTATGTATCCGGAGTTGATACCGCAGACGTTGCAATTAATCCGCAGATAAACGACACAGTATCTTTAGACGTTGTATACAGAGTTTTAGAAGTTACATCTTATGAAACTAAAAGCGTTAACTGCGCTTTTTTATTGAAGATAGGTATTTGATGAATGCAGACGTAGAGAAAGCTAAAAAAGAATTACTAGCAGAGCTCACTAAGATTGGGTCAGCTGTAGCAATTCAAGTTTTCAACGCTGTAGTTGTAGGAACTCCCGTAGACACAGGAAGAGCACGCGGAAACTGGCAAATAGGCCTGGGCTCAATCCCATCTGGTGTTTCCGATGGTGTTAATAATCCCCTCGATGCAGCGGGCGGGATGACAAATTGGTCGATTAAAGATACGGCATATTTAACAAATAATTTAGATTATATAGAGTCTTTAGAGTATAATCATGGCTCTAAACAACAAGCGAATGGCTGGGTACGAGCTACCGTAGCACAGGGGCAGAAAGCTTTAAACGAAGCAGTTGAAAAAGTGGGTGATAAATGAGCGCTCAAGTCTTTACAAATATCGAAAAAGCTTTACAAAGAGTTTTAAATAGCATCAGCGGTAAGCCTAAGATTCAGTTTGAAAATGACACAGAATACACACCAGTAATAGGTACAAAATATTGGAGAACAAAGAATATAGGGACGACTGATGATATAGTAACTGTTTCTCGATTACATAGGCATCAAGGTATTTTTCAAGTAAGCGTATTTGCTCCCAAGGCGGGTTCAAATGCAGTTATATTAACAGACTTGAATGCAATTTATAATGCATACAACAGCGTGCTGTCTTTGTATGAAGGCGATATAAGAGTAGACATAGGAGCTACGCCGCGAGGCCCAATCTTAGTACAAGATGTCTGGGCGCAAGGTACACTCAGTATTTATTACAGTTGTTACACACACTAACGGGGTTAACGAATGGGAACTACAACCACAATCAAAACGCAAGGTACTATTCTGAAATGGGGTACCCAAGTAATTGGGGAAGTTTACTCCGTTGGTGGATTTTCAGCACCTACAAATAAAATCAGCTTAGGCTCTTTTGCGGATTTAGTTATGAAAACTAGACCTGGCAAAAGAAACGCGGGCAGCACTACTATCGGCGTAAATATGAATCCTGATGATGTCTCGCAGACACTACTTGAACTCGATAAGTACAACAACACAGAAGCAGAACTCACATTAATCTTCCCAGAGGGCACTAAGACATACATACGAGCCAACGCTCGTATTACCGGTTTAACAAACATTGGTAGTTTAGGCGATATTTGGAAAGTAGAGTTTACGTTTAAACTAGTATCTGTTCCTGTGCGTTCAGCGTCTTAAGAGAGGGTTTTAAAATGAGTACAACAGCTAATACAAGATTATTCGACGGTACAATTTTACAAGTACGAAATGCTGGGAACACGGCTTGGATTGGGACTAGCGAGCTACGAAGTATCAACGGATTCGGATTAACATCCGCAGAGATTGCAACGGCTACAGGCTTCAGTGATTTTGCAGACGAATCGCGCCCAGGCTTACCTGAACCCAGTGACGGCACGATAGCTATGTATCTTGACCCAGACGACCCTTTTCAAGACGAAATGGAGACAATGAGAAGCGCGCAATCAACCCGCCAGTTTCAAATAGTTTTAGTCGAAGGCACTAAGACAGTCGCCGAATTTGAGGGGTATGTTATAGATAACTCAATCAATGGTACTTTTAACGGTGTTTATGATTACACTTTAATCTTAGCATCTAACTCGCGTATTCTTTTTGCAGTACCAGCGTAAAGTTATAAAGGAAATAGATGATGAATGATACGAATGAGCAGCAAGGCAACGATTTATCACTAGATGATATATATGCGTTCAATGACATTAAAATAGAGCGTGTATATGTACCCAAATGGCAAGGCTATGTTTATCTTAAAGAACAGTCCGGTCATGACTTAGATAAATTGGAAAAACAAGCACGGAACGGTATTGCTAATATAGATAATATCCGCGCGCAGTTTATCGCAATGTCTCTTTGCGACAAAGATGGTAATCGCATAGTGAAAGCAGAAGATGCGAATAATCACTATCGCAAGCTATCTTTAAAATCCGGTGCTGCGCTTAATTTTCTAGTTGATAAAATCAGCGAGATGAATAAAGTATCTCAAGAAGACCTGGAGAAGCTGGCAAAAAACTCCTAGCGCGTCCCATTAAATATATGGCCTACAAAATAGGGCGCGATTTACACTTAGATGTAGATATTATAATGAGATGGCCTTTAAGCAAGTTTTACGAGTATGTAGCTTTTTATATCACTGAAGATAAAGAGTGGCAAGATAAAAATGTCATTAAAGAGCTCACAGCAGACCAAAAAAATGAGCAGGTAATGCGGGTTTTAACGGGTAGAGAAATATGACAACAATGGTGGGTTTGTATGTAGAGTTTAAAGCTAAAGCGGAGCAGATAGATAAAGCTTTTAATAAAATGCAAGGCGATTTTGATAAACTTAAAGCTAACCAATCGACTGCCGCACAAGGCTTTACTAACATGGGTAGTAAAATCTCGACTGCTTTTAAAGCTATCGCAGCAGCTTTTGTTTTCAAACAAATCTTCGACGGATTCAGTAATCTGATATCTAAAATAAACGAAACGCAAGAATCGATCGATGGCGTTACAGATGCAGCCCGTGGATTAGGTATACTCGCAAGCGACCTTCAAAGTATAGCTTTCGCGGGTAAATTATCAGGGGTAGAACTTGGTTCTATAGAGCTGATTCTAAAGAAAATGAGCATCTCGGTTGCGAATGCCACGGATGGTAACGCAGACTTGCAAAAGTCGTTTAGTGATCTAGGTTTATCATTAGAGACCGTTAAGAACTTATCACCCAAAGACCAACTCGATGCAATCACAGGGGCTTTAAGCGGTGTGCAAGATAAAACTAAGCAAACTAGTATAGCTTTCAATATTTTTGGCAAAAGCATGAC